AAAAGACTCTAACTTTCAACCATACAAAATGCTTTTTGATGATGGCGAAACAATGGTTGATTATCGTATGGCTGACCCAGACAAAGCAGTGGTTGCCTTCCTAGCTGATATAAAGTCATGGCACGAATTAGATAAAAACAATCAGACGCTTGAAGGGCAAACGCTTAGTAAAACGATGCGTCAGTCAGCCTATCAAATACTTACAGATAATCCATTTATGACCGGTTATCGTAATATTGGTGTTTTAATAGACCCTGAAGTAGAAGGAAATAGACTTACACAAGCGATGATAAGTATAATGACAAGTCGCTTTCAGCCCCCTTCTATGTTTCGTCATATAAATCAACTTGATGATGTGTATGTTCCTGACCACTCACAATCACAACCTCTTACAATGGCTGTTGATAGAATGTTAGGACAAGAGCCAGCTAACGTAAGAAGATATGAAACAGGTGCACCTATGTTACTTCCTGAAAAAGATATATTTAATTTACTTAGCAGAAGTGCATCGGTAAGAAAAAGAACAAACTCTTTTCAAGAAGTAATCAATATTCTTGAAGCAGACGGACAGCGTACTAACATCGTAGGTGGTCTCGCTTCTACTCAAAAGGGCATTAAAACTAAAGAGTATTGGAATGATAAACAAACTCTATACGACGCATTCGGAGAGTTTATATATACCTACTCTCCTACAAAACCAATTAAGGTTGGAAATAAAAAGTACAGAAATTTAACACTTGAGGAAGCAATGTATGAAGTAATTACTGACGCTGATTGGGATGCTAAATATAAAGATGGTAAAATTTCTAATGTTGATACCGATGACTTTATGTATTCTGAAGACTTTTATGACAAGCTAGGCAACATAAAAGATGCAAATGCTGTATCTAATGTTGGTCTTCAAGAGTTACAAGACGTACGCCTAGCTTATGTTAGGGCTGCTCGTGAAGAGTTCTTTAAAAACGAAACATTAGAAAATTTTAAAAACAAAGAAGGTCTTACTGTTTCAGAAGAAGTAGCGAGAATATCAAACTTAACTATAGAATAATTTAACCCCCACAACAAAAGAAAAATACAATGCCACAATCATATATAGAATATAGCAGTGGACTCGCTGCGACCACGTTTAGTGTGCCATTCAAATACCTGAACATAGACGATGTTAATGTTGTAGGTTACAATGGCGTATCTTGGACACCCCTTACAATAGCTTCAAGAAGTGAAGCAGCAAACACAGTAACACTTTCGGTTGCCCCTAGTGCATATAATAAGATACGAGTGTATCGACAAAGCACTTCTAATCAACTTGTAGACTTCCAAGCAGGTGCAAGACTTACTGAGAGTGAACTAGATACAGCATATAATCAGAGCTTGTTTGTGGCACAAGAAGTATCTGAAGATGCTAATACAAACCAGTTTAAACAAATACGAGATGCTTCTACTGCGGTAGGAAATTCTCTATCTAACTTTGCTAGTCAAGCATTTACTGCTAACTCTGGGGGAACTCAAACAGAGTTTTCACTTACTGCATTTACCCCAGAAACAACAGTACCAGAAGCCTTCCTAGTAAGCATTGATGGTGTAATACAGTCACCTACAGATGCTTATACAATATCTCGCTCACCTGCTAAAGTTACCCTAACTTCTGCTGCTCCGGCAAACGCAAAGGTTGTTATCGTTACAACTGCTAGTGCGGCAGGCTCAGCTGCAAACTTATTTTTAAACACTGATGGCAAAGTAGGCATTGGAACTACTATCCCTAATGGAAATTTACATGTTGGAGGAGCAACTGGTTCTTCTCAAAATATACTTACTCTTGAAGCGATACAAGATAGCGGTAGTCGTTTTATGCACATTCGCACTCCAGCGGATATGACTAGTGCCAACTCGCCTTTTGAGTTTTTTACTTCTAACGCATTTAAATTTGTAGTTGATTCTCATGAAGTAGTAATAAATTCAAGCGGCAACGTAGGCATTGGAACTACTAGTCCTAGTGAAGCATTAGAAGTAGTAGGAAAAATTATAGCTACTAATGGAACTGAATCAGTAGAGTTAAATAATACAGGGTCAATAGAACTTAGGCACGCATCTAACGCATTTATTGATTTTAAAAATGGTTCTGAAGATTTTGATTCAAGAATATTGTCGGATGCCGATGGTTTAGCATTTAGTACAGGTGGCTCAGGGTTACCTCCTTCACGTAGAATGACTATAGATAGTAATGGCAACGTAGGCATTGGAACTACTAGCCCTAGTAGTAAACTTGAAGTAGCAGGGGATGTTCGTGCAAATAACATAGTTGGCAGAGAATCAAATAATGGAATTATAATTAAGTCTGACCCTGAATCTCCAAATGGAACTAATGGAGGTTCACAGATAGAGTTATACTCTCAGGACTTTACAGCTACTCGTTCTCAAATTTATCACAAGGCTAGGTATTCTACATTTCAGGACTTAACTCCAACAGATATAGTTACTATTGGTTCACAAAGTAACACTAATACATTAAAAGTAACTGGTAATATTCAATATACTGGAACAATTAGTGACATCTCAGATAGTCGTTTAAAAGAAAATGTAGAACCACTTACAGGCAGCCTTGACAAGATTTGTCAGCTAGAAGCTAAATCTTATACAATGGTAGATGACGAAGATAAGACCGAAGAATTAGGTTTTATTGCTCAAGACGTTCAGCAGATATTTCCTAATCTTGTTAAAGAGAGCACCAACGAAGAATTACCTGAAGATGAAAGGGGAGACCCATTCTTAAACGTTGCTTATATTCAACTTATAGCTCCTATGGTAGAGGCTATCAAAGAACTTAAATCTGAAAATGAATCCCTAAAAGCACGAGTAGAGGCACTCGAAAATGCTTAACCCCTATATATCATGGCAATTACAAAGAACAACACTCGGATGCTCGATGGGAGCATTGACATAACTACACAAGTTACTGGGTATCAAACAGGTACATATACAACTACAATAACTCCCCAAACAAGTGGGACTATTTCACTTCATACAGGAAAAAATAATTCGTTTTATACTAAGGTTGGAAACTTAGTTCATGTTACAGGAGAACTTTGGGTTAGCTCTACAAGTTCACCTCAAGGTGGTGTAGCAATTTCTTTACCTTTCACTGTTGTTAATAATATTTATCAATTAGGAACAGGAAGTGTCATGTGTCATGGTGTGACTTACCAAAGTAATCAAAAAGGTAGTTTTCTAGTAAAGCCTAATGCGAATACTACTGTTGCTACAATGTTCTACAATTCAACAAGTTCAATGTTGGGTCTTCAAGCACAGAATGCAGGGTTAGCTAATAACTCTCAAATTATTTTTACTCTAACCTATTTCACAGCATAAAATGGAATCACAACACTTCCCCTCGCTTGTCGGATTTGCCGGTATACTCGGTACTCTGACGTTGGCTGACATAAATGTAATTGTAGCTATCTTCGTTGGTCTAGCTTCATTCGCCTACCTAGTAATCAAAATAATCAAGGAGCTTAAAGATAATGAGTGACAAAGCAACAAAACTACATAACCTACAAGATATTCTTATTGATGAGTTTATACAACGTATCGAGAGTGGCAATGCTACCCCAAGTGACCTCAATGCTGCTCGTCAGATGCTTAAAGATAATAACATCTCTGCTACCTTAACAAATGACAACCCTATGAATGACCTAGTAAAAGTCTTGCCATTCAACGATGAGGGTGTCGACAAAGTTGTAAAAGCCTATAACGAATAATGAAAGTCCCTGAGCAGTTAAAGGATTTTCGTAACTTCCTTTACATCGTTTGGAAAGAATTAAACCTTCCAGACCCAACCCCTATACAATATGAGATTGCTTCCTTTATGCAATCAGGAGACAAGCGAGCTATTATCCAAGGTTTCCGAGGAGTTGGAAAATCATGGATATGCTCTGCTTTCGTCGTACATCAACTCCTCCTCGACCCTCGAAAAAATATCCTTGTTGTCTCGGCTTCAAAAACACGAGCAGACGATTTCTCTACATTTACGCTTAGGATTATCCATGAACTTGATATACTCGAACACCTACGACCTAAACCTAATCAGAGGTTTTCTAAAATCTCCTTCGATGTTGGACTCGCCCCTGCCTCTCACGCACCCTCAGTCAAGTCGTTGGGAGTTACCTCTCAACTAACAGGTAGTCGTGCTGACATCATTGTAGCAGATGACGTAGAAGTACCCAACAACAGTGCTACCCAAACCATGAGGGACAAGCTACAAGAACAAGTAAAAGAGTTCGACGCTATCCTCAAACCAGACGATGACTCTAGGGTTCTCGTTCTAGGTACACCCCAGTGTGAAGACACAATCTATTATAAGCTAGCTGAGAGGGGCTACAAGAGCCGAGTGTGGACTGCACAACACATCACCCCAACCAAGAACGAAACGGCTTATAACGGCAACGTCAGCCCCCTCTGTGTGGATTCTGAGAAAGAAGGAGACTCTACAGAACCCACAAGGTTCTCTAACGTAGACCTCAGAGAAAGACAAATAAGCTATGGCTCTGCCGGCTTCTCCATGCAATTTATGCTCGATGCTCGCCTAAGCGATGTCGATAGATACCCTTTAAAACTTAGTGACCTCATAGTCACACCCATAGATAATGAAGTTGCTCCTGAGAAGCTCGTGTGGGCTTCCGCCCCTGACCTTGAGTATGATGGCACAATCCCTAACGTAGGACTCTCAGGGGACAGATACTACCGCCCAATGACCACTGTGGGTGACCACATAGAGTTTACCGGCAGCGTACTAAGCGTTGACCCCTCAGGGCGTGGTAAGGACGAGACTGGATATGCAGTCGTTAAGATGCTCAATGGTACACTCTTTGTGCCAGAAGCAGGTGGACTTAGCGGTGGGTACGATGAGACTACCCTAAAGAACCTTACAGTTATCGCTAAGCAACACAAAGTAAACGCTATCATCATAGAGTCTAACTTCGGTGATGGTATGTTCGTGGAACTACTTAGACCCATTCTAAATAAGATTTATCCCTGCACTATCGAAGAAGTCCGACATTCAAAACAAAAAGAACTACGTATAATTGAAACATTAGAACCAGTAATGGCTAATCATAAACTCGTGGTTGACCCTAAGGTAATCAAAAAGGACTACGATAGTTGCAGTGGATACAAACCAGAGTCTCAACTAAAGTACCAACTGTTCTACCAGATGTCTCGTATAACAAGAGATAGAGGTGCTATAACTCACGATGATAGACTTGATGCTCTATCCATGGCTGTAGGCTACTGGGTAAAACAAATGGCTCAAGATTCAGATAACAAGATTCAAGAAAGAAAACACGACCTCATAAAAGAACAACTCCTAGATTTTGAGAACACATTCCATAAGAGAAATAAGGGTACACTAAGTGTTAATAAGTGGATATAAAGTGCCATTCATAACAGTAGTAATATCAATAACTTACAAGAGAGAGGGAATAGGGAGGGTAGATTAAGACCTAAGGTACACTTAAAGTGTCAATAAGTGAATCTCATAATTTAACTATGATAATAGGTTTTTATTATGACTATTACTATTGAGAGACTTTAAATATATGGATGACGAAATTACCCCTTTAGAACAAGCCCAAGGCATACTTGGAGAGCATTTTGAGAACTACATCATAGTGGTTGCCGGTGAACCCCATGAGTGTGAAATAGAGTATAACAATAGCTTTGCTGCCTTAGGTCTCCTTAACACAGCCCATAAGATTATTGCTGATGGATTAATTCCAACAAGTGATGAGAATGATGTTGACATAGCTTGGGATGATGAATTTGATGATGATGAGTATTCATAGTAATATTGTTAGTTAGTGATTAAGCTACAACCCCAACTGACCCTCTGAGGCTTATTAGTGTGTGCCTTAGGGGGTCTCTTGGTTTTGCCACAAAAATCTGAAGGGGTATACGTATATACGGCAAGCAAAGTTTACCCCTCATAGGGGGTGCATTTGTGTATGCGTGTAGGCATTTGTCCTTAATACATAGGGGGTGTATGCGTTTGCAAGGGC